CTTTCGGGCCCGAGGACTATTATGAGAACAAGATCAACCACTAGTGAAGTCGCGACGCCTGTTGCTAACTCGACACTCCTGTCGGGTGGCAATACGTACACTTACACCTGGCTTGCCTACGCAGACTCGAAAGGCGTTTTTCGCCAAATCGACGATGTTCCGGCAGGTAAAGGACAGTTCAACACGTGTTTTCACGCGGAGGACCGTCTCGAACCCCAAGAAGCAGCGATTACTCATACGCGATCAAACGGAGAGGTTTATTCAACCGAACCGTACGCGCTGTTTAACCGTGCCATTAGGGCCCCAGGTGTTGGTTTCGCACTGGACTACGCAACCTCCGGTCACATCGTGATCGGTTGGGAGCGTTATGCCAGTGCAGCGTTGCAGTCTATGTTGCCCTCTTTCCGAGAGAGCAATTCACTAGTTAACTTCTTGCTTGAGCTCCGGGACCTTAAGCGGATTGTCGAAGTTTGGAAGAAGGGTCGGGATGTTGGCTACCAAGTAGCCAATGCCTACCTTTCCTACAGCTTCGGCGTTCTGCCGCTGGTCTCGGATATCGTCAAGATAGTTGACGGCCTCACGAACTTTCGAAAGAGAGTTCGGGAGCTTCGCGATGGCGCAAAGCGTGAACAGGTATCCCACTTCAGGATACCGATTTACGTGGAGTTGCCGTCCGAGTCTGTGGTCTATGCTGAAGGAGGCACTGCGTACGAAGTTGTACGCAAGCACGAATGGGAAGTGAGGCCGGTATACACAGCGACTTGTCGCTTTGCGTATCAGTTTCCGGAACCATTCGATTCGATGACTAAGGTTGAAGCACTACTGGATCTTCTGGGCGTTCGCCCTGATCTTTCAATAGTGTGGAATGCCATACCATACTCGTTTGCCGTGGACTGGGTAGTCCGCGTTGGCGAGTTTCTTGGTACGTTGTCGACTGACAGTGTCAAGTTCCCTGTGGTCCTGACAGACTTCTGCCATTCGGTGAAGTTTGTCGTCAATAACGAACTCTATGATCGCGACTACGGGCTGCAAAGCCTCGTCGCGGTACGCAAAGTTCGTAGGTACTACCGAAAAGCCGGACTTCCGGCCCTACAGGTACCGTACCTCGCCGATAGCCCGCTGACTACTGGGGAGCTCCTTCTTGGAGCCTCCTTGGTCAGAACGGGTGTTCGGATATAACGGGTTACACCGTCTCTAACGAGACGGCGGTAACATAACTCAGATGCAGCGCCTGGGGGAAATCCCCGGGCAAACATTGCTAAATTATGCTGACCACAAACCTGTCCACCTCGGACTTTTCCGGTGCGAACGTGCGCGTCTATGACGTGCTTACGCTCGACCCAACAGGCTCTAAACGAGCGGTTGCCGGACTAGCCCTTGGTCTCCAACAGCTACTGACTATATCCCACCAAAAAGTGGGACGTGGAAAGAACGCTGCGGGAAATCCCGTGTACGCGGACCGGCACTTGATTCGTTTCGACGACGTTAAAACTAACGCTGACGGAATTGAAAAAGTGCTGACCTGCTACACGGTACTAGAGGTCCCACGGGATGCGCTCTTCTCGGTGACTGACGTTCAGTCTTTCACCGGTCGTACGAACACCCTTTTAAACGGGTCTTCGTTTGCGAATCTCCTCAAGATCTTGAACAACGAAAGCTAGCTGATCAAGCTAGTTAGGGGCGGCGGCCCGAAAGGGCCGCCGTTCCGATCGTTGCCACAGACACTAAGTACGGTCGGCAGACAGTTTAGCTAGGAGAATTATCCATATGGAAGTTCATAATAGCCTATCCACATATGTGGAGATGTTCGAACAACTGTACTTAGCTATAGCTGATATGTTGTCACTAAGTCGTAGAGACACGGAGTTGGACCTTCAAAAAGTCCGGTTTCGTATCTCGAGTGAAGGGTTCTCGTTTCTCACGAAAACTCTCCCACGATTAGGTAAGGCCTTTGACAAGGCTCTACTTGGTGATTCAGTCTTCCCGCTTCCGGGCCTAAAAAAGGCGCATGGAAGTGAGACTCCGAAGTTATTCGGTAATCTCTGGAAGATGGTCTTCACCGTGGGCGGTACTCTTTTGGAGAGTCCGTCTACTGACGCTATCAGGCATCTCAGAACCTTGTGTTATTTCTTATACAAGGTGGAGATGCCCTACGACAAGGCTACTAGTGACTCCGTCATTAGTTCCTTCGTTGCTACCGATGCCGCTCTCGAAGCGGTGTCCATCAACAACGGTAGTAGGGCAATTCAGGTCGCCAAACACTTGACGAGTCAAACATTCAAAACGTTTGACCCTACCGACATCGAGCCCAAACATGGGCCTGGTGCCGTAGCTACAGGGGAAAAAGTGCATGAGAAACACTTCTTCTCTCGTATATATTCCAAACTAGAGCGCGTATACCCCTTGTGGGAGTACTTCGTGATGGGATGGAAGCAAGTGCAGGATGACTTGGATCGATACAAGGACTTCGAAGAGCTTTCGGTCGCCACAGCACGAGTGTGCCTGGTTCCGAAGGATTCGAGAGGTCCGCGTATCATCTCTTGTGAACCACTTGAATTGATGTGGATTCAGCAGGGCTTGGGCAACCAGCTCAAGTCTCATATTGAGCGCCACCCGTTGACTCGCGGCCACGTAAATTTCGTGAGCCAAGAAATCAACAGGAGGTTAGCTCTATCTGGATCTGCGTCCCAAGAGTGGGTAACGCTGGACATGAAGGAGGCGAGTGACCGGGTATCTGTCGAACTGGTTAATACCTTGTTCGCGGGGTGCCCTGATTTGATCAAAGCGCTTTACGCGTGTAGGTCGGATCAAACTCGCCTTCCAGATGGTACACACATCGAACTTCTAAAGTTCGCACCGATGGGTTCAAACCTATGTTTCCCCATCCAGGCGTTTAGTTTTTACGCCTTGTGTGTTGGTGCAATCGTATGTGAATATGGAGTAACGCGCCGTGAGGCGCGCGAGTCCGTATTCGTATATGGCGATGACATCATAGTGCGGCAGCAATACTATCCTGCCGTTCTGCGACACTTGCCCTTCGTTGGACTTCTGTTCAATAAGGATAAGTGCTGTACTACAGGATTCTTTCGAGAATCCTGCGGGTGCGACGCCTACAAAGGCGTCGATGTCACACCTCTTCGACTGAAGAAAGTGTGGTGTCATCGTAGTACAATAAGTGCCGATATAGCGGCCTCGTACGTCGGGTTTTGCAACCAGGCGTTCAAACGGGGCTACTACCGATTGGCTGGGTATATACGCGAGATGGTCGAGCAAAGGCTCGGCCCGCTCCCAGAGGTTCCGGTCGATTTCGACCCCTCTGGCTTGGCGTGGACCTGGCAGTCAGCGGCTGCACGTGGGCGTACCCCTGGGGTCGCGTACCGCTTTCGCAAGCGGTTTCAGCGACTCGAGGCACGCACGTACGTAGTCAGGCCGGTGGAAAAATCCACCGACCCCGATAACTGGAGTACTATACTTAGGGTGCGGAACAACCGTTCTACACCTGATAGTGACAGTCCCAATGTCGGTACTTATGCGCTTCCTCGTCGCAGTTGTCTACAACGAGGGTGGATTACCGTCCCGTAAGGGATGGGTGTGCAGGCGGCCCCTTGGCCGTCGGCACATTAATGCAGTTTTGAGATTGCATTGAGCTCTTGCTCCTACTCCGC